AAAATGGCCGACGATGTCGTGAAGAAATTCGAGGAGACGAGTGCCAAGCACGCCAAGGCGCTCGACGCTGTCAAGGAACTGGCCGAAAAGGCCATCGGCGAAGCGCAGAAGACCGGCGGGCTGTCGAAGTCGCTCACCGAAAAGTGCGACATCGCCATGACTGAGGTCGGCGGGCTCAAGGAAGAACTCGACCGCCTGCAGCAGAAACTCGCCAACCGCCGCGGCGACGGCTCGGACAAGCAGAAGACCTTCGGCGAGATGTTCACCGATAGCGACAGCTACAAGAACCTCGTCGAGAAGCAGGGCGGCCGCGGCCGGGCCACGCTCGAAATGAAAGCCATCCTGACCTCAGTCACGACCGACACGGCCGGCGCGGTCGGCGATGCGTTGCGGGCGACGCGCGTGCCGGAAATCGTCACGACGCCGCTGCGGCGGATGACCGTGCGCGATCTTCTCACGCCCGGTCGGATGGACGGCAACTCGCTCGAATACGTCAGGGAAACCGGCTTCACCAACTCGGCCGCGATGGTCGCGGAAGGTGCCGCCAAGCCGCAGTCCGATATCAAGCTCGATCTCGTCACGACGAGCGCTCGTGTCATCGCGCACTACATGAAAGCCTCGCGTCAGGTGCTCGACGACATCAGCCAACTGCGGTCGCTGATCGACTACCGGCTGCTCTACGGCCTGCGGCTGATCGAGGAGAATGAACTGCTGAACGGCGATGGCACCGGCCAGCATCTTCTCGGCATCATCCCGCAGGCGACGGCGTTCACGGCGCCGATCACCATCGCCACGCCGACCTCGATCGACAACGTCCGCCTCGGCATTCTGCAGGCGTATCTCGCAGAATATCCGGCGACCGGCGTCGTCATGCACCCGAACGACTGGGCGCGCATCGAACTCACCAAGGACTCGACCGGGCGCTACATCATCGGCAATCCGCAGGGCACCATCTCGCCGCGGCTCTGGGGCATCGACGTGGTCGAGACGCAGGCTATCGCGGCCGACAAGTTCCTGGTCGGCGCGTTCAAGATGGGCGCGCAGATCTTCGACCGTTGGGCCGCTAGGATAGAAGTCGCAACTGAGAATGAAGATGACTTCATTAAGAATCTTGTCACCATCCTAGCAGAAGAAAGGCTCGCTTTGGCCGTTTATAGGCCACAAAGTTTCATTTATGGAGACTTTGGTCTTCTTCCGTGATGATTATCCTAGGGATAATGCTTCTCGTTCGGAGCGTCTGTCCTTAAGCGCTGCGTACAATACGGAACCCGGCAAGACGGCGAATCCTGCCGGGCTCCTGACACCGAACGAACATGGGAGGTTCGTAACCGATGCTGACGGACGATAGCCATTCCAATGGCGCGGGTGCAATTGGAGTCCCGCTCATCTGTAGGAACTGCAAGGTTCCATTCGTAAAAGCGCACAAACGGCAGTTCTACTGCGTACCCTGCGGAAAATTAGCGGAACAAGAAGCGCTGCCGCACCAGCTTGAGCGACGGCGCGAACGAATGAAACTCTGGGCAGAAAAACAGCGCAGAACGCGCGGTGATCGCCTCTTCAAAGGCGAAATCATCGCCTGCCAACGGTGTTCCGCAAAGGTACCGACAACCGGCATCGGACAAAAGTTCTGCCCTGCGTGTCAGCCCATCGCCTTGGCGGAGTTAAAACACAAACACGACCGTCTTAAGAGAATTCGCAAGGGCAAGATCCTTGTGGGGTCTCTGATTTCCTGCCGGAACTGCGGAACAGAGTTCACCAAAATTGGCGTCAATCAGGTTTATTGCTCCGCAATATGTCGCTCTCGGCGTTGGTCATCTGATCCAGCATGGATCATAAACCGTCGCATGAGTGCGGGAGTGAAGAGCAGTTTGGGCGACGGCAAAAACGGACGTTCCTGGGAATTGCTCGTCGGGTACACAGTCGCCGAGCTGATGGTGCATCTCGGAAAACAGTTCTCTCGCAGCATGACGTGGGAGAACCGCGGCGAATGGCACATCGACCATATCCAACCGCTGTCATCGTTTCGGTTTGAGACTGCCGACGATCCCGAATTTAAGGCGGCCTGGGCGTTGTCGAATCTGCAACCGCTCTGGGGCCGCGAGAATCTGAGCAAAAGTAAAAAGAGAACCCACCTACTCTAACGAACGGACGGCCGCCTCCTCTTGCTGACGAAGCGGTTCACGTCCCAGGCGTCGCGGGCAGGGAATTTGTCCTCCTTACTGACCCGCGGCGCCGACCATCTTTCGAGGAATTTTGGCAATGCTCTGGCGCATCGCTCTCGCCGTCGCGGTCGGCGCACTGGCGTTCTTTGCCACGGCGCCGTCACCGCCGCGATTGATGCGCCGAAGGAGGACGACAATGGACCCGATTACCTACGGCAACGAACACCGGGAGGACAGCGAGATGGGCGAACCCGTCGAATATGAAGTGCTGCGCGATCACGGCGCCAAGGCCGGCGGTGAAATGGGGCCGGCGTTCCGCAAGGGCGACACCCGTGAGCTGCGGCCCGAGGACGCCAAGCCGCTCGTGCGGGCCGGCGTGCTCAAGGCGGTCGGCGGCAACGACGAGAAAATGGAAGGGCGCCCGCTCAACAAGATGGAAGAGCCCGCGCCCGAGGCGAAACGCGGGCCGGGCCGTCCGCGCAAGGTGCCGAACGACGACGACGAGGACGAGGCTTAAATCATGCTCACCGTCATCGAGCCTGCCGCGACGACTGCGCTGACGACGCTCGATCGGGTGAAACTCTCGCTCGGCATCACCGACGATGCTGACGATGAGTATCTCGAGATGATGATCGCCGAGCAGTCCGACTACGTCTGCAGTTACCTCAACGTCGCGATGGCGGACGACGGCACTCGCACGCTCGGGCTCGAAACCCTCGAGGAGACCCTTTTTGTCCCGATGCTGTCGCGCCTGCCAGTGGTCGAGATCCTTTCGATGGCGGACGGTAACGGCGAGGCGTTTGATCCCGCCGACTATCTCGTCAACCCGGTTTCTGGCCGTTTCATGGGGCCGCCGTCCACGCGCTGGATGAACCTCGTTTACAATTTCACGCCGCCGCCAGTACCGCTCGTCGTGACCTACAAGGCCGGTTGGCTGCTGCCGGGCGACGATGGCCGCAACCTGCCGCCGGTCATCGAGAGCGGCTGCATGTCGCTGATCTCGACCTATCGGGCCGGGCGCGGGCGCGATCCGCTCGCCAAGTCGGAAACCATCCCCGGCGTCATCTCGACCGAATACTGGGTCGGGCCGGTCGGCGGGGCGTCATCGGGTGCCAGCGGCATGCCACCCGATATCGCCTCGCGGCTGTCGTTCTACCGCAGGCATGTCGTCTGATGCCGTCGCTCGAGGGCACCAGGGCCGCCTATGTCCGGTCGCTGGGCTATTTCGACCGGATCACCATCGAGCATGGCGCGGCAACTGCCACGGCGCGCGGCCGCATTGCCAACGAAACGTCCGCCGGTCTGTCGGACAGCGTCGAGCAATCGCGGCTCAAGGCGATCATTCTGGCCGACGATCTTTCCTTTGTGCCGTCCCGTGGCGACGTGCTCACGGTCGGCGGCTCGACCTACGTCATCACGGCGGTCGATGACGCCACGCGGCGGCTGTTCGGGGTCGTCATTGCCTATGAGGTGACGCTGTAATGGCAACCTTCAGTTCGGCGATCGATGCCCTCAACGACATGTGCCTCGATGCCGGCGCGGCCGGCGGGCATACGCAGCAGATCGCCGCGCTCAACGCGCTGGCGGTGAAGCTCGGCAAGCCCGGTGGCTACACGCGCCTGATCGATGCCTACAACGCCATCGCAGGTGGCACGTCTTACCAATTCGACATCCAGGCGCTAAACGACATCTGCGGCGACCTCGGGCTGGCGACGACCGCCACCCTCGACACCGTGGCGCTGACGCTGGTCGCCAATGCAGGTTTTACGCCGGCAGTGACAGACCCCTCCTTCGCGAGTGTCGTCCTGCTGATGGGATTTGAGGGCGCGGACGCCGCAACCACGTCGACAGACGAAGCCAAGGGCAAGGCAGTCACCTTCGTTGGGAATGCACAACTCGATACAGCACAGAAAAAATTCGGTACGTCGGCGCTCTTGCTCGATGGCACGGGCGATTTTCTCACGCTCGCCGACCATGCGGATTGGGACTTTGCCGGGGGACAGTTTACCGTCGAATGTTGGGTGCGGTTCAACAGCGTTGCGGGAACGTCCGACCTCGTCGGTCAATGGGACGCTGGCACCGGTTTTTGCGGATGGCGTTTGGCGTGGAGCCAACCCGACGCGAACCTCTATTTCATGTTCTATGACAGCGGCGGCAATCTTCGTTACGCGAATTTCGCGTGGGCGCCGTCGACAGCGACTTGGTATCACGTCGCTGCGGATCGTAACGCAGCGGGTGTCATTCGCCTCTATGTCAACGGCACCATGCTCGGCAAGGCGACGCTGGCGCAAACCTTTCAGAACAGCCCGAAAGGCCTGACGATCGGCTGCATCGATCACCCGACGCCAAACTACCTTAGCGGCTGGCTCGACGAAATCCGCATTACCAAAGGCGTCGCGCGCTACGCGAGCGACAGCGGCTACACGCTGCCCATAGCAGCATTTCCTCGTTCATGAGATGACGCTGTAATGGCCATTGCCCGGCTCAAAGGCGGCGAGCGCCGCTTCGAAATCGCCGTCAAGCAGGGCGTGGACAGCAAGACCGCCGCGCAAGCGGTGGCGCGCTTCCACCGCGAAAGGGTCGTCGAGGCCCAGGCGCACAACCGCACGATCATCTCGAGCGAGGCCGCCATCCGCGAGATTACGGCGGTCGACGGGCGCCGCGGCGCACCACTGGAAAGCGTCAAGGTCGACGGCGGCCAGATCGTCACGCTGCTGCCCTTCGCGGTGCGCGAAATCCTCGAATACATCGATGCGATGCTGGTCATCCGCTCGCCGGTCAAGACGGGCGCCTACCAGCGCACCCACCGCCTCTTCGCAGACGGCACCGAGACCGACCCGGAAAACCCGAACCTCAAGGCCAGGGAATGGATTTTCGTCAACGACCGGCCGTATGCGAGAAAAATCGAGCGCGGGCAGGGCTCGGCGCCCGACGATGGCGTCTATGAGGGCGCAGCGGCGCTCGCCATGAAGAAATTCGGCGCTTTTGCCTATGTCCGCTTCACCTTCCAGGGCATCGCCGAAGCCGGCGGACGAGCGACTGGGACGGCGAAGGAAAAGCGTCCCCTGCGCTATCCGGCGGTCCGGGTGAGGTTGCGCTAATGCCGTCGCTCGCGGTCATCGATGCCGTCCGCGCGCATCAGCAGGCCGGCTGGACGACGCTGCCGGTCTATTACCCGAACGACGCTGCCGTGCCGGCCACCAATGGCGTCGCGTTCGTCCAGGTCGAGTTCCCGCTCGGCGCCGCCGACCGCCGCACGCTCGCGCGCGATGGCTTGCACGAGGAAGTCGGGACGATCCGCTTCATCGTCCACGTCCGCCTGAAAACCGGCTCCGATGCCGCCTTCGGTTATGCCGACGAGCTCGCGTCGCTGTTCAGGTCGGTCGATCTTCTGCGCGAGCCCGGCGCGTCGCTCGAAACCTATGCGCCGACGCCGCCGCACGGCTTAGGCGCCGATGTCGCTTATTACCTCGTCTCGACCTCGGTTCCGTACTCATACCTCTTCGTCCCGTAAGGGCGATGCCTGCCGCCGCCCCGGCGGCTTCCTCTCGTAAAAACTGGAGCCTGCCATGCCCTACGTCACCTCTTCGGGGACGAAGCTCGGGATCTCGACGACTGTCCCGACTGCGGCGACCGACTCGCTCACCGAGCTTGCGGCGCTGACCTACACCGATGTCGACGGCATCATGAACCTCGGAACTTTTGGAGACACCCGCAACCTCGTCGACTTCGCGGTGCTCGGGGACGGGCGCGTGCGCAAACTGGCCGGTGCCGCCGATGCCGGCACGCTCGAGATCGAGTGCGCCTTCGATGCGCTCTCGGCGGGCCAGACGGCGATGCGCGAAGCCTACGACGACGGCCAGGAATACGCCTTCAAGGTCGAGACGCGGGACGGCGTGTCGCCGAACCCGAACTCGATGTTCTACTTCAAAGGCCCGGTGACGAGTAAGGCGATCAACGTCAACGAGAACGACAGCGTGCTCAGCCAGACCTTCGTCGTCGCCGTTAATACGACGGTCTTCGACGACCTGTCGGCGGCACCGTGATCTGCCCCTCTCTCCTTCCCGGGGCGGAAACTTAGAGGCGGCACTTTCAAAAAAGGCCGCCTTTTTCTTTGCGGAGGACACTTCCTTTGATCGACCTTTCCGATTTCGACACCAAGCGCGCCGAAACCGGCGAGCGCATGGTCGTCAACTATCCCGGCTCGATGCCGCCGGTCCCGCTGGCGCATGACGGCGAAGAGCCGGTGGCGCTGATCCTGCGCGGCATCGACAGCGGTCCCTACCGCGCGGTGCGGCGCGAGCTCGTGAAGCGGCGCCAGGAAGCGAGCGCCCGCAACAAGGGCAACGTGCCGCTCGAGATCATGGAAACCGAGAGCCTCGACACCGTGCTCGCCTGCCTGGCCGGTTGGGAAAATATCGTGCTCGACGGGGCGCCGGTCGAGTTCAACCAGAACAACGCCCGCCGCGTCCTCGTGCGTCTCCCGTGGCTGATCGAGCAAGCGGAGACGTTCCTGCATGACCGCCAAAATTTTATCGCGCGCTTGCCGAACGGCTCTGCGACGTAGTCCGCGACAAGGATCTCGCCCTTCGCGACGTGCCGCCGGAAGCGCAATACCTCCTTGACTGGTTCTTTGCGCTCTGCGGCCTGCATACCTCGGGCATGAGCGTCAACCCGCTGCAGCCGACCGAGGTCGAGGCGTGGTTCCGCCTGATGCGGATTGAGCCGACGCCGTGGGAAGCCGACACCATTTTTCGCATGGACGCGGCCTTCCTCGAGCGCATGCATAGCAAGTCCAAGGGCCGCAAGAGTATCGCCAAGGCCGACGTGAACGACCCGCAGGCGATCACCAACCTGATGAACTCCTTCGTCCACCGCAAACCCAATGGATCGATGATCTCGCGCAATGGCAGGTGAACGGCAAATCAGCGTCATCGAGACGCAATCGAAGACGAGCGGCTTCGTCGAAGCGGCGGCGCAAGCCAATGCGCTCGATGCTGCGTTCGACGCCGTCACCGAATCGTCGCGGGAACTCACACGGGCCGAGATCAACCTCGAATCCTCGGTTGGTCGCCTCGATGCGAAGTTCAACGAGACCGTCCGGACCGCCAACGAAGTCGCGAAGGCGCAGGAGACGATTGCCCGCGCCCGGGCTCAAGGGGTCGGCACCGAGGAGCAGTACGCGCGCATCCTGACCGGCGTGACGCAGCGCCACGAGGCGGCGCTCGCCCGCCAGACGACAGGCATGAAGCAGGTCGGTGCCGCGGCCAACGACAACGCCCGGACGTTCGGGCTTGCCGGGCACCAAGTCCAGAACCTGACCTTTCAGCTCAACGACCTCGCGACGCAGATCGCCTCGGGCGGCGGCATTTTCAGGCCGCTGATCCAGCAGGGCGGGCAGGTCTTCCAGGTCCTTCAGATGAGCGAAGGCGGTGTCGGCGGCGTCTTGAAGAACGTCGGCGCGTCGCTCGCCCGCATCGGTCCGTTAGCGCTGACCGCCTTCGGGGCGGCGGGCGTGGCCGGTGCTGTCGCACTGGCCGCCAACGCCCTCTCCAATTTCCAGGAAAATCTGAAACGGGCCGAAGCGAGCGTCCGGTCGTTGACCGATTCCTCGGCCCAGGCCAACAAGGTGCTGGCCGGCGCGGCCGAAGCGGCGAAGGGCACCCGCCTGCTCGCCGAGGATCTGCAGCAGGTCAGGCTCCAGGCCGAAACGCTGTCCAACACCAGCAGCCGGATTACGGAACTCGCCAACGGCCTCAAGGGTCTTGCCCCGGCGCTCAATGCGCAGGCGTTCACGCAAGGCGTCGCCAACATCGTGTCCGGGATGGGCGCGAGCCGCGAAGAAATGCAGAAAATGATCGCTGCCGTGCTCGATCTCGGCGGCAAGATGACGATCACGGCCGGCGAGGCGCAAAAACTCGCCTACCGGTTCCCGGAACTCGCGAAACTTCTGGCCCAAGCTTTTGGGACGACGCCACAAGGGCTGTTGCAGCTTCCAAAACAGTTTGAAATTTCGACGACGCGGCTGGAAGAATTCATTACCGCCGCCGGAAAGACGAAAGACGCGTCGGACGGGGTCTTGAACTTCACCGACTCGATCACGCGCCTGGTCGCCTCAATCGATAACCTCTTCGGTCTGTCGAAGGGCTGGGACTTCTTCTGGGGCAATGTCGCCAAGGGCGCCAACATCGCCGCCGACGCGATCGACAAGTTCCTCGGCAGATCGGCACAAGCGGCGAAAGCGCCGGCCCCGCAGGCTCCGCAAGCGCCGCCGCGCTCGACGGCGCAAGATCCGAAGGCGACGAGCGATTATTACAGCCGCAATATTCAAGGCGGCCGGGATATCAGCCAGACCGGCGAAAAAACCCTTCGCGAGATCCACGAGGGAAATATCGCCCGCCGGGCCGCCGAGGAGAAGGCGCAGGAGGACGCGAAGGCAGCACAGGCTGGTCTCTCGAATGTCGGAGAGGCGACGAGAACCGCCGATCAGGCAAATCAGAATGCGCTCAGGCCCCTCGACAGGATCGACGACACGCTCAAGGACATGGCCGCGGACTCGAAGGGCTTCAACTGGGCTTCTCAGGGTGCGCTGGACGCCTTCGGCAACGAGCTCGACGTGAACCGCAACAAGGTGAGCTCGTTCGGAAACGCCACGGATCGCGCCTCGTCGAGCCTCTCGAAACTCTCGGAGGCGGCAACGACGCTATCCAGCCGCGGCCCGATGACCTCGTCGAGCCCAGGCGCGATGAATTTCTCCCAGCCGATCTATGGCTATATGGTCAGCGACTACGACGAAGCCAACAAGGTGTTGCTCGAGCACTACACGCAACAATACATGTCCGAAATATTCGGCAGCTTGTCCGCGACCGACGCCCGGCGAAAGGCGATCATGGACATGAAAGCCGCGAGCACGGGCGGCGGCATTCGATACTTCGATGCCGAGGCTGAGCTTGCGAAGCTCGATGACCTCGGCGACGCCGCCCAATCGGCCGCCGACAAGCTCGATACGATCGATATTTCGAGCCTCGGGCAACCGATCGAAGCCAAGATCGACACCTTGCGCGGCCTGCAAGAAGCAGCCCTGTCGCGAGCCTATCGTCCCGACCCTTATGCCGAGAAGAACCCCGAGTTCTTCTACAACGGCGAAAAGATCATGAAGGAGGCGCAGGACAAGATTTACGACGGGCTGCAGGCGCAGATCGTCAAGCTCGAAAGCCTGCAGGCGTCGCTCGGCACGCTCGTGCAGCAAAACGCGCAACTGCCGCAGACGCTGGTCGACGCGCTGATCGCCGCCGGCTTCGCCAACGTCGCCGAAAAGATCGTCGCCGCGTTCCGAACGAGCGCCACGCCGTCCGCAACGCCGAACCCGACCGCTGTGCAGCAGAGCATGCCGAGCGTCGGGTCGACGTATACGGGCGTGCGTTCTGGCGGCGGCAATTGGACCTCGTCGGGGTTGTAGGCAATGGCGCAGCTCACCACCGTCCTGCAGACCGCCCACCTTTCCGACGCCAGCGGCGGCGTGACCTATTCGACGGTGGTCTTTCCCGGCTCGACCGGGCTCGAGAACCGCAACCAGCGCTGGGGCCAGGGGCGGCAGCGCTGGGCGCTGACCTGGACCGGCTACCTGTCCGAGATCCAGCCGGTCCTCGACCTGTTCACCGAGGCGCGCGGCATCGCCAAGAGTTTTGTCTTCACGCCGCCCGGCTATGCGACCGGCGATTTTCGTTTCGACTCGGACGTGCTCCAAATCGCCTACCAGCCGAGCCAGCGCGGCGGCGATTTCATCGCCACGCTGAGCCTCAACGTGATCCAGGTGCTGGATGAATGAGAAACCTTCCGGCGCTCCTCGAGGCGGAACTGAACGGCGCCACCTACGGCATTTGCCGTCTCGTCACGATCACCCGCAAGAACGGCGCGGTGCTGCGCATTGCCGAGAGCCAGACCGACCTTACCGTCGACGGTGAGACCTATGTGCGGGCGCGAGGCTTCCTCGTCTCATCCTTGCCGTTCATGCTCAACGCCTCGACCGCCACGGCGCAATTCGAGATCTCGGTCATCGATGGCGCCACGCCCGATCCCGACGATCTGAGAAACGGGCTGTACGACAGCGCCGAGGTGATCATCTCGGCCGCCTCGCACCTCCTGCCGGCAAACGGGAAAGTGGATCTCTTCCGCGGCAATTTCGGCGACATCACGCTGACCGATGCCGGGCTGGTGCAGATCCGGGTCACCGGCCTGATGGCGCGGGCCAATCAGCTCCTCGTCGAGCATTACAGCCCGATGTGCCGCACCTATTTCGGGGACGCGCGCTGCAAGGTGCCGCTCGAACCGCTGACGCTCGCGGGCACCGTCACCGGCATTTCGGGGTTTTCGATTACCATCTCGGGCGCTGCGGCATCGCAGCCCGCCGACTACTGGAAACTCGGCCTCGTCATCCCGACGAGCGGGCCTGGCGTCGGCGACGGTTTCGAGATCCGCGCCTGGAACCCGCCGACCATCCTGACCTACCTGCCGGCGGTCGGGAAACTCTATGCCGGCGATGCCGTGAACCTGATCCCCGGCTGCGATTTCACGCGCGGGCCGCTCGGCTGCGGGCGATGGAACAACATCATTAATTATCGCGGCGAGCCCTACGTCCCCGGTGAGGACGCTTCGGACATCACCTACTCCGACTGGGGTGCCTGATGGCCGAATATACCTTCTGGAAATTCAAGTGGGCCTATAACGCCGCTGACCCAGCGGTCACTTTCATAAAAGGCCCCGAGGGCACCGGGTATTACTCCGGTTATTCGGCCAGCGGCGCCTTTCGCGGCTCTTATCTGCGCGCTGCCGAGCCAGCGACCGCCGCGCCTGTTGTGGCGCAGCCCGCAGCACCGGAGCCGGTCAACCAGAAATTCGCCGGCTGGGGTCGGGTCATCCCGATCTCAATGGGCCAGCGCCGGATGTCGCCGCAGATCATCTGGCTGCGCCAGCCGATCTCGATCGGCGTCACGGCGACCGCCGATTTTGCGGTGTCCTGGGGCTACAACGCCGACGACAATCCCGATGATACGGTGGTCTCGGCGCTCTACGCCGACGCGACGCTGATCTGGACGATCGAGGGCGGCCCGTTGCTGCCCGGAGACTGGTCCTGGACCTATTATCCGGGCACCGAGACGCAGATGCCCGACCCGACGATGGTCGCCGCCAACGGGGCCGAAAACACGCCTGCCTACCGCAATCAGTTGGTGGGAGTCTTTCTCAATTTTCCGCTGGCCAATTTTGGCTTCAAGCTGCCCGGCATCTCGGCCGAGATCACCGGCTCGGGCGGCGAGGCGCCGCGCTTCGATACCTGGAACCCGGACGACCGCGATCCCACGGCACTCCTGTCCTCGCAGTTCACGCTCACCAAGGGGGTATGGCCCGACGATCCCGGCGTTGGCACGCAAAGCTCCGGGGTGCGTTCGCGGACCTTCCACAGAAAGGGCCAGTATTATCTCGAGTATCGGCTCGACTACTACGACACGGTCTGGCGGCCAGGCATGATCTTCGAGGACTGGACGGCGACCGGCGTCGGGTTCTCGCTTGCCACGCATGCGCTCGACAGTGCGCCGGGACGCGGCTTTTACGGGGTGGGCACGGCCATGCCGATGGTCGGCCCGATCGACAGATATCATATCGCCTGCGCGCCCGTTGGCACCGACATGCCTGACGGAGACTGGGGCTCGGGGGATACGATCGGCGTTCACATCGACATGAACGAGGGACTTGTCCGCGCCCGTGTCGTCTCGCGTGGCGGTCCCTGGTCCGCACAGATCGCCTACGTCGACCGCGCCAGCCCGCCGTTCAATCCGGCCCCGACCATCGAGCTCGGCGATCCGCTTTTTGTGCACGGATTTGTGTCGGTGCCGGTGCGTGTTGGCGTGAGCCTTGCCGACCAGATCACCGCCAACTTCGGCGGCCTGCCGTTTATGGGCGCGATCCCGGCGGGCGCGACGGCGTGGAACGGCAGCGGCGGCACGGGAGAGCTTTTGGGCGTCCTGCCGCTGCGCGATTTCATCTCAAAGATCTCGACGTATTGCGGTCTGGTGCCGGAAACCGACCTCGATTTCGAGGGCATCGACGATGTCATCCACGGCGGGTTGATCACCAGGGACACGACCTTCTCGGACTTCCTGACGGTGCTCGGCAGGGCCTATGGCTTCGACTTTTACGAGGGCGAGCAGATCCGCATCGTCCGCCGGGTGATCGGCACGACCTACGTCATCGACAAGGTCATCCCGCGCGAGGATCTCATCGTCGAGGGCGACCGGTCGATCCAGACGACGCGGCGCAAGGACGACAGCCCGACCGAGATCGAGCTCAGTTACATCGACCGGACGCAGCAGTTCCGGTGGAATATCCAAAAGGCGCGGCGCATCCTCTTCCCGGTCAAGACCACGCGCTCGGTGCGCAAGGACGCCTTCGCAATACCGGTGATTACGACAGCGAACGAAGCGCTGACCCTGGCCGGTCGCGCCATGTACCGCGAGGCGATGCAAAATGTCGATCACGACGCCTCAATGCTGCCTCGCCATATCGCAGTTGAGCCGAGCGATATCCTGACGATCACCGCAGGCGACACTGAGTACACCGTGAAAGTCATGTCGGTCGCCATGAACGCCGATAGCCGGCTGCAGTTCACGGCCGTCAACCTACTCACCGACGAAGACATGTCGTGGACCGCCGACGCCGGTTCGCCGAACCTGCCCTACGCCGGCAACCTCTATCATATGGACGCGACAGAGGGTGCCGATAGCTTCACCGGATCGCAGTTCATCGGCAACATGTTCGCCACCGAGGGGGAGGATATCTTTGTCGGCGTGCTGATCACGGTCTCGCCTGGCGCGCTGGCCGCGACAGACGGCACCGATCTGTTTGTCT